CAACACGCCTGTTGGAAACCGAACTCCGTGTCGGTACTAACGACAACGACATCAACGCGTTGAAGAACAATGGTTCGATTCCTGAAGGTTACACCGTTAACCACTTCTTGACCGACACCAACGCTTGGTTCCTGACGACCGATGTTCCTAATGGTCTGAAGCATTTTGTACGTACACCGTTACAAAATTCAATGGATGGAGACTTCGACACCGGTAACGTTCGCTACAAGGCCCGCGAACGCTACTCATTTGGGGTTTCTGATCCGTTGGGTATCTACGGTTCGCAGGGTGCCTGATAAAAATCAAGCACTTAGCGCAGAGAACCCCGCTTCGGCGGGGTTTTTTGCTTTTTAAAGTTTCTGTGGTATATTCCCTGTTACTAAGTCACAGGAGATGAGATGGACACCACAAACCTACCCAAAACCCGCAAAGAAGCCCAAGACAAAGGCGCTAAATATTACTTCACAGGTGAACCCTGCAAGCACGGCCACATAGCCCCACGTAAAACCAAAGGTGCATGCGTTGAATGTCTAAAAGTAGAGTGGGAGAAAGCCAACGTCACTCGTGCTGAATATTTCCGTGAGTACAACAAGCGTGAGGATGTTAAGGGGCGCAAGAACGAGTGGTATGAAGCAAATAAAGAGCAGGTTATCCAAGCTGCCGCAACGAGACCATTAGAAGTAAAGCGGATTTATCAAAAGGCTTGGAAAGAAAGAAATACGGTTTGGGTACGTGCGGATACAAAATCACGTAGACGTAAACACAGAGAAGCCACTCCAAAATGGCTTTCAAAGCAGCAGAAATCAGAGATACGTCAGCTATATCAAATTGCTATAACCATGACAAAAACTACGGGGGAGCAATATGTTGTCGATCACATAGTGCCTTTGCGTTCTGAGGTTGTATGCGGCTTACATGTACCTTGGAATTTGCGTGTAATCCCTAGACAAGAAAACCTTCTCAAATCCAATAAGCTTATTGACACAACCCCCACAACCTGATAAAAACACATTATCTGGGAAAACCCAGCTTGCTAAACTGTCCCAGCAGACGATGCACCGATTGGCAAGCTACTTGTGCATAAGGATTTATCATGGCAGTTTCAACGACCCAAGCCATTTGGCGCTCTGGTGGCGGCGATCAAACACGTACCGCATATTGTGGCACCCCTCTTATGGTTGCCGAGTTTTACATATCTGGCGCATCTGCTAACAGCGTAGCCGTCCAAGTTTCTTCTACTAACACCGCCCCGGTAATTCTTCCTGCTGGCGCAGTTGTTACTCAAATTAATGCTTTATGTGCTGCAACAGGCGGTACGACCCCCACGTTTGATATGGGTTGGATTGGGTATTCTGATACTTCAGCTTCTGACGACAATGGGTTAGTTGCTGCGGCTGTTGCTACGACAGGTAAGCTTGTGATTGATTTTGCTTCTGCTACCGCAGGGGATGACCTCAATACGATCATGTCTGCTACTCAGATGGTCAAGATCACTGGCGGTGGTACGACAGGCGACGCTCCCACGGGCGGCAGTATCACTGGGGAAATCTTCTACTACGTCACCGATCCTTACCTCGGTCAGCAAAACGTCTAATGACGGAGGCCAATCATGGCTATGCAAACAGACGTTCAAGCGATTTCGCTAGCGGCTTCTGGCGATATTAGTGCGTACCCAACCCGTGTTCGCGGGTTGGTTATTGAACCGGGAGGTTCTACGGGCAGTGTGATTATCAAAGATGGGGGTTCAAGCGGTACGACTCTGTTTACGATTAACACACTAGCTAACGGAGAAACCTTTAATGTAGTGATCCCCTCCCAGGGCGTAAGGTGCGAAACAAGCGCGTACGCAACACTATCTAACGCTAAAGTCACGGTGTTCTATGGCTAAGTCTCCTGCTTGGCAGCGTAAGGAAGGCAAGAACCCCAAGGGCGGTCTTAATGCTAAAGGCCGTGCCTCTTACAATGCTGCAAATCCCGGTAAGCCTGGGTTAAAACCTCCGCAACCCGAAGGAGGCTCTCGCCGGGATTCTTTTTGCGCCCGAATGAAAGGCATGAAAAAGAAGCTAACTTCAGCCAAAACCGCTAACGATCCAAACAGTCGTATCAATAAGTCGTTAAGGGCATGGAAGTGTTGAGTCATGGAAACAGGTGCGCTCGTTTGGAACTTGATTACATCGTTCTTTGTGGCATTAGTTATGTTCATGATTAAGATGAACCATGATGAACAAAAGCGGATTCAGATTTTGCTAAACCGAACAAGAGAAGAAATCGCTCGTGACCACATCACTCGTGCAGAAGTTCGTGCGGATCTTGAAAAAATTATGGAACGATTTGACTCAGGCTTTGAACGGCTTGAAGCAAAAATTGACCAGCTTGCTAAGAAGGGGTAGAGATGCCAGCGGTCAGTGATAAGCAAGAGAAGTTCATGCAAGCTGTGGCGCACAATCCTAAGTTTGCAAAGAAGGTAGGTGTCCCTCAATCTGTTGGTAAGGAGTTTACGGGTATGAAAAAGATGAACATGGGCGGCATGGCCGCAAGCAAGATGGGCGCTGTTAAGACTGCTGCCCCCAGCAAAGATGGCGTTGCTATGAAGGGTAAAACCAAAGGCAAGCAGATCAAGATGGCTGGCGGGGGCAAGATGCCCGCTATGAAGAAGGGCGGTTATATGAAGGGCGGGAGTTGCTAAAGTGATGGCGTCTCGCGGGATGGGGTGCATAGCCCCTTCTAAAATGCCCTCCGCTAAGCGTAAAGCTAGGCGGGACGATACTGATTTCGATCAGTATGCTGAAGGTGGCAAAGTTAATGCAGCAGGTAATTACACCAAACCTGGGCTACGAAAAAAGATCGTATCTCAAGTTAAAGCCGCAGCGACTCATGGTACTAAGGCAGGGCAATGGTCCGCGAGAAAGGCCCAGCTTGTAGCTAAGAAGTATAAAGCTGCGGGCGGGGGCTACAGAGATTGAAAGCGCCGCAGCAAAGTTTGAAAGACTGGGGGGATCAGAAATGGCGGACCAAAAGTGGTAAACCGTCTAGCAAAACTGGCGAGCGATACCTCCCGTCGGCGGCAATTAATGCACTTAGCCCTGCTGAATACGCAGCAACAACAAAGGCAAAGCGAGCTGGAAAAAGTGCAGGTAAGCAGTTTGTCAAACAACCGGCAAAAATTGCCGCAAAGACTGCGAGATATAGATGACCACTAGCGGCGCAACAGACTTCACCCCAGAATTTACGGAGATCGCTGAAGAAGCGTTTGAACGGGCTGGGCGTGAGATGCGCTCAGGTTATGACTTGCGGACTGCTCGCAGGTCGATGAATTTACTGACTATTGAGTGGGCAAATCGTGGCATTAACATGTGGACGATTGAACAAGGGACTGTTAACCTTGTACAAGGCACTGCGACGTACGATCTACCGAACGACACCATTGACCTGCTTGAGCACGTTATAAGGACAGGAGCTGGAAATTCCTCAACGCAAGCTGACCTTACACTTACAAGGATTAGTGTCTCCACCTACGCCACAATCCCAAACAAACTTACTCAAGCCAGACCGATACAGATTTACGTCCAACGGCTCTCTGGACAAACCTATCCAGCAACAAGCAACTACGAACCCTCAGACACGGCAAACCCCCGATTCACAGTTTGGCCTGTCCCTGACCAAGGCACGCAAGCCTCTCCGTACTACCAAGTAGTTTATTGGCGCATGCGCCGTATACAGGACGCTGGGTCTGGTATCCAGACGCCTGATATGTCATTTAGGTTTTACCCCTGCTTGATGGCAGGGCTGGCTTATTACATTGCCCAGAAGATTCCTGAAGGTCAAGAGCGTTTGCAGTTTTTACGGGCTGAGTATGAGCAGCAGATGACCTACGCTACTGGCGAGGATCGTGAAAAAGCAGCTGTTCGGTTTGTTCCCCGGCGCATGTACTTGGGCAATACCGGGAGCTTCTGATGCCTAATCAGTTCGCCTCTGGTAAATGGGCGATAGCGCAGTGTGATCGGTGCAACTTCCGTTTTAAGCTAAAACAGCTTAAGACCTTGGTTATTAAGACCAAAAACGTTAATATCTTGGTGTGTCCTGAATGTTGGGAGCCTGACCAACCACAGTTGCAACTTGGGATGTACCCTGTCTATGATCCGCAAGCTATTCGCAATCCAAGACCTGATGCGCCATCTTATTATGTTCCAGCTCCTGGCGGAGATGGTGGCTCTCGTGTCATTGAGTGGGGCTTTAATCCTGTGGGCATGGCACGATGGTTCGACGCTGCCCTGACGCCAAATCACTTGGTCAGTTTTGCAGAAGTTGGTTCAGTTACCGTTTCTTAGGAGTCCATGATGGATAAGAAAGATTTAGCGCAAGACAAAAAGATGGTAGCCGGTGCAGTGCACAAGCATGAACGTGCCAAGCATAAAGGTCAGCCCCTGACTAAGCTCAAGAAGGGTGGCCCTACGGGTATGGATATGCGGAAGATGGGTCGTAACTTGGCTCGCGCACGTAACCAGGGGTAAGACATGGCTAAGTACAGTATGAAAAAAGGTGGGAAAGAAGTTGGTCCTGCCTCAGCTTATGCAGAGCCGCATACCATGGCTGGTAAAAAGACTAAGGTTGAAGCTAACCCAGGTTCTGGTCCAGACCACCGCAATACCGACA